CGCCGAGCTGTTGAAGGTCGCGCCGCCAATCGGACGCGGCACGGTGCCGTCGAACACGTAGATGTCGGACGGGCCGATGAAGAAGTGTTGCGTGCCCACCACGACGACGGACTCGGCGCCCGAACAGCCGATGTCGCCCGGGATGCGCTGCCACGCCCACACCAGCGAGCCGCCGACATAGCGCCCGAGGTACATGGAGTTGGACTTGTAGGCCACCACGTCCGACCCCAGCGCCGCGCCGGCACGGATCGCACCGGGGGAGTCCAGCAATCGTCCCGCAGCGCACTGCGTAGAAACGCTGGGCGACCAGTCGGTCTGGTTGCGTAGCGCGCAGCAGCCCCAGCCGTCTGCCTGGTCGCCGATGCCCATGCCGTTGATGTTGAGCGCCATCACGAAGCCGGAGGCCGCAACAAGGATGGACGCCGTGGGCGCGCCGGCAATGTCGGCAAATGCCCCGCCTGGTGCCGCCTGACCGATTACCTGTGTGCGGTTGGCGGACAGCACGTTGTTGCCGAACACGCAAAAGCGCGTGCGGTTCGTGCCGGTGTAGCCGCCCACGCGGGAGCGGTCCGTCCATGACGAGCCCACGGCCTCATAGATACCCGCTGCCGTCGCGGCCAGTGTGCGCTTGGAGCCGTCCAGCAGCTCGGCGACGTAAGCCGAGGTCGGTGTAGCGGCCAGCGCCGGAAGCCCGGCCGTCACCGGCGAGTTGGCGGCGCTCAGGCCCGCCGTGGTTGGGATGATCGCATTGCAGTCGGTCAGTACGCCCGGGGTGGCGGGGTCGAGGTCCGGGGCAAACCCGGTCAACTCGGCGCGCATCAGGGAACGCCCTGCGGGATGACCATGCGCGGGGCATTGCCGTAGCGGGCGCCCGCGTCCTCGGCCTCCACCGAGTCCTTGATCGTCCTGTAGAGCGTGCCCCACGTGATCAGGCGCTCGTCGTCCTTGAGGAACGGCGCGGACTGACCGAGGGCAGCGTAGAGGTAGAGGTCCGGATGGCGCGTCAGTAGCCAGTTCGTGCCCGCTGTGGCAAGCGACGGAATCGCCTGCCAGTAGGTGAGCGTGTACGGCAGGTCGCCCATGACGCCTACGATCTGCAGCGAGCCGTTGACCGTGACGTAGCCCTTCGGGTCCATCGGCAGTGCAGCATCCTCGAGCGCCTGCGGGGGCAGCGGCGGCAGCTCGCGGGCATAGCCGCCCACGGTCACGCGCAGCGACTGCACCTCGCGGCAATCGGCCGGCAGGGTGATGGCATTGCCCGAGGTGGTGCCCGAGACGGACGCCTGCATCTGGCGCACGCGCAGGTCGCGATTGAACGAAGCCTCGGCCAGTGAAATGAAGTCGGGAATACTCGCCGCGAGGTCCGCACGAGCGAGCCACGACGCGATGGCGGCCTACAGGGTCGAGTAGTCGGAAATCATCGGTTACCTCGTCTTGACCCGGCCCTCCCACACGCGAAAGCCCTGCAGCGCAGGGTCCATCAGCATGCGGCGGATATGGGTCGGATCGACCATGAAATCGTGCATCGTGATGCCGGCCTACGCGATGTAGGTCTCGACGACGGATGCGGGAAAGCTGGCGGCATGCTTGAGTTCGGACGAGCCGGTCAGGCCTGCGCCACGCAGCCCCTTGAGGGCTTCAAGGACGGGTTCGACATCCTCGCTGCGGCGCTCGATCAGGTCGTCGCCGTCCATCCATTGCCCGGTGACTCTCACTGCTTCACCTTGACGCGGGACGGCTGGGTATTCGGGAGCGCGAGGTGGGCCATCAGTACACCGCCACCATCAGGGTTGCGGTCGTGCCCGTGGCCTTTACCGCCAGGACGCGGAACGGGACCATCGATCCGGCCGGCATGGTGATCGCCACGTCCGCATCGCCACTGGCCGGTGAGCAGGTGACGACACCCGCGCCGCCGACATAGACGGAAACCGGCGAGGCAAAGGTATTGGCGTCCGAAGGCGTAACGGCCTTGGCGGCGTCCGGCAGCTACGGGCAGGCCGGCGAAGCGGTGGTGCGGTTGTCAGTGGCGATGGTGGCCATGAATCCTCCAAAGAAGGGGCGGCCTCCGAAGAAGCCGCCCCGAGGTCACATCAGGTGAGGTCGCGGATCTGCGCGTGCGCGTCCTTGTTGGACATCTGCAGGCCGTACTCGTAGGTCAGCAGCATCTTCTCCGCGTCACCCGTCTTGGCCAGCGGCTTGCTCTCCAGCGGGCGCAGCACCTTCAGTTCCACGTGCTCCGGGTCGATCAGGTAGACCGCCGCATCGATGAAGCGCGACGGGACGATCTTCAGCTCGCCGAAATCGCCGACGTAGATGTCGTACGTGGCGACCAGCTTCTCGGTCTCGACCTTGTTGAAGCGCGTCACGTTGCCGCCGAACGCCGAGGCGATCTGCTTGTCCGTGGCACGCATCAGCGCCGTGGTCGGGCTACCGCCTGCCGTCCACGCCTTCTGCTGGGCGTCCTTGAGCAGCGCTTCCGTGAACGCGCGGACCGTACCGGCCACCGGAGCCGTGTTCGTCGACGGGACCGGGAACACGCCCGCGCCCGCACCGACCGAGCCCTGCGTGATCCAGCCGGCGAGGCCGCGCGTCTGGCGGGCCGTGCCGAGGGCGCCCGCGTTGTTGGTGGTGTTCTGCACCAGCGCGACTTCCTGATCGCGCAGGATCTCCTTCGTCTTGTTGAGCTTCTGGCGGGCGATTTCCGACTTGCGGCCCGCCTTGTCCACGACCTCTTCGGTGTCGGAGATGACGAAGTTCTTGGTGCTGATCTGGGTGTAGTTGCCCCAGCGGGTCGTCGGGGTGATCGCCGTGAACGAGGTCACGTCGTCGCCTTCGATCTGGGCGTTGTTCGCGGCCGAGGCCAGCGATTCGGTCTGCCACTCGAAGAAGCGGCCCGACGCCTTGCTCTTGCGGAGCATCGCGGCAAACGGACGCTCCGTGGGGCTGATCATGTCGATCAGGTCGGAGAGGTCTTCCCTCTAGCCGATGGCGGCGTAGGTGGTGAAGGTATTGGTGACAACAGCCATTGTTTAGTCCTTGGAGAGCATGTAGGCCAGAATGTCGTCCGTGCTGTGCGAACGCTTGGCGTTGCGCTTCAGCTCGGCAACCTTGTTGGTGGCCTGGGGATTGGGATTGCGGACGCCCGGCGTCACCGCCTTCTGCGGCACCGGGGCGACCTTCTTCTGCTGAACCTGCTGGCCCGCCCGGTAGCGCATCGCGTCACGCACGATGAGCAGCGCCCGGTGGTCGGTCAGCATGGACAGCTCGTCCTGTGAGTAGCCGGACCGGATCAGGTGCTCCGCGATAGCGTGGGATTCCTTCTCCCGCACCTGCGGATCACGCCATTCCGGCAGCTTCTCCTGCAGCTTCTGTTGCTCGGCGCGCACGTAGTCCTGCTGCGTGCGGTACGCCTCGGCTTCCTGCTGCTGGGTGAGGATCTGGCGATGCTGGATGGCCTCGTGAATCAGGCCCTCCTTCCGCTTGATCTCCTTGTCCAGTCGCAGGTACGCGACGGGGTCGCTGTCGAGCAGTTGATCCAGATGCTGCCTATCCCCCACCAGCTCCTGGTGCAGAAGCCCCAACACCGCATCGAGCTGGTTGACGCCCTCAAGGCGTTCCTGCGCGATGCGCTGTCGTTCGGCTTCTGCCTGCCGGGTTAGCTCGGCTGCGGCTGCAGTCTTCTGGCGGTAATCGGCTTCCAGCAGCCGTTCCCGGTAAATCTGGGGCAACTCCGACTTCTTGACCTTGACGGGCTTGCCGTCGAGCTCGAATTCGATGTCGGGGTCGTCGTTTGAAGCTTCGGGCGCCTCGTCGGCGTCCCCTTCCTGCTCCGTGCCCTCCTGTTCCGGGGCATCTGCCTCGGATTCGGGGGCGTCCTACGCCTGTTCGCGCTCGTTTTCCCGCTGGATGAGGAAGTCGAGGGCGGAATCACCGGTCTGCTCCACAGGCTCGTGGTTGGCGCCGGTTTCAAGCTCCGTTTCCGGTTGGCTCGTCATGGGTACAGCACTCACATAAGCCCGTCAGGGCGAAACTCGCTCGCCGGTGCTCAGCAGCACCGCGAAGTCATCAGCTTTCTCGACCAACGCACCCCACCCAAGCCCCTGAAGGACCGTTTGACCGGGTTCCGGGTGGTAGACGCGGCAGATCAGCGCCGGCTTCAGGCGATCCGCCGCACGTTCGAGGATGTCGATGGCATCACGCCACGTCGGGACAGGTCGTGCGCCGCCAGTTGGCCCGTTTCCACCACCGATTCGAGGTGACCCATCACCTGCTCCAGCAGTTTCAGGCTGAGCCACAGGGTTTCCCGGCCTTCCACGTCGCGTGCGGGGCTTGTCTGCCATGCGTCCATCAACTCCGTCTTGATCTTGGTGCGCGCTTCCACCAGCAGCGGGTGGCTCAGCAGTAGCGCGGCCTGTTCACCGCGCTCGATTTCTTCTTCGGGGGTCATCAGTTGCTGTCCTGATCGGCAAGTTCGGCGCTGGCGGCGGGGCCGTCCTTCACGCCGTTACCCAGCGACGAGGCAATGCGGCCCTCAGCGTTGATACGGGCGATGGTGATAGCCGTCTCGCGCTTCATTTCCTCGCGATACCGCTCCAGCTCCATATCCGCCGCCAGCTTCTGCTGCTCGCGCTCATGCTCGAGCTGCTGACGCAACGTGTCCTGCTGGGCCTGCGCTTCCTGCTCGGCTTGGGCCAGCCGCATCTGCACTTCGGCACGCATCTGCTCGACTTGCATCGCGGCCTGTGCTTTGACCTGCTCCAGCGCCTGCGCACCCTGCTGCTTCATCTGCTCCAGCATCACTTCGGGCGGCGGCCCCTTGTCCTGCGGCATCTGTCCCGGCGGGCTGATAAAGCGGTCCGCGTCACGGTAGCCACAGGCCTGAATGACCTCTTGGCCGACGTTGTAGGCGTTCTGCGGCGACACAAGGCCCAGTTGATGCAGTTCACGTTGCACCTGCCCGATGAGGGACAGGTTGCGCAGCTTCTGCTGCTGGTTGTTGTGGCCCGTGCCGATGGTGACTTCGGTGTCGTAGCCGGTGTTCCACTCGCGCGGATTGACCCGCAGCCAACGCCCGTTGACCTTGACCTCTTCCTCGCGGTCCACGTATTGCACCGCGTTCTTCAGGATCAGGCGGTACATCCGCTTGACGCCCGTCTCGGCCAGCACGCGCGCCACCAGCTCCACGCGCTGCATGGCCGCATCCATCATGGCCTGCGCGCCTTCCGAGCCCACCTCGGTCTTGGACAGCGAATCGGCGCCGAGGCCCTGATTGAACTCGGTGACGCCCGTGCGCTTGTCGCGGACCTGCCCAAAGTGATCCAGCAGGGTCAACACCTGACCGCCCACAAACGGGGTGATCTCGGTGCGCATCGCATCCAGCGACTTGGCGCGGATGATGCCGCCCACACGGGGATTGAGCAGGTCGTCGAGGTTGACCTGCCCGTCCACCACGACATTGCGCGGGTTGTTGGCCAGCCCCGCGTTGTCCAGCAGCGAGCGCGTCAGGAACGTGCGGATGCGCTGCAGGTCCTCGACGAGATCGAAGATGCCCAGCCCCACCGCCTTGTAGGGCATGAGGATCGGCGTGAACAGGGCGAACGGGTGGTCATCCGTTACCGTGTTCTCGAAGATCACCTTGCCGGCATGCACCACGCGACGGAACTCGGCGATGCCGTCACCGTCGTAGTCGACCTTGATGTACGTCTCGCACAGTTCGACCGTCTTCAGCGCCTCGTCCATGCGGACCTGCTCGTCCGGCGTGAGGTCGGTGTTGCGGCCGTCGTCGAGGTCGTTGGTGTCGTCCCCAGTCGGAATCTGGCGCACCTGCACCGGGTCGTAGCCCAGCGAGATCAGGTCGCTGATCGTCTTGTCGGTGCGGTGCTGGACGAAGCGGGCCTCATCGATCGAGCGCGCGTCCTTGTTGAACCGCAGCTCCTCGGGCGGTACGCCGACCACGCGGATCTGCTTGCGCTCCACGCGACGCCGGCAGACGACCGTATAGGCCGACTCAGCGCCCTGCTGGCCTTCGACCGGCTCGGCCTCCAGCAGCTCGACGATCTCGACGTCGGGATCGGCCGACAGCGCCTCCAGTTCCAGCGGAGAGACGCCCTCGTAGCGCTCCTCGCGCTGGTCCCAGCTATGGTCGCAGTAGCTCTTGGTCGCGCTCTGGCGCTGGATCAGGGCGTTCTTGATCGCGTCGTGCAGGACGCGGAAGCCCTCGTTCTTGCGGAACAGCAGATACGAGCAGTATTCGGTGGCGTCGTTGACTGCCTGCTCGTCCTGCTCGGTCTGCGGCTGGAAGCGGATCACGTCGTCGCTGGACGCGAACATGCGCATCAGCGAGGGCATCATCCACTCGACCGTATCCATCATGTCCTTGGACACGACGCGCGAACGGCCATCGACCGCAGGCGGGGCGAGTTCGTCCTTGGCCTCGCCGCTGTAGAACGCGAGCATCTTCTCGCGCTCAAGCTCGGACTGGCTGTCCGCGCCGATGGCCGATTCCGCCTCCTGGTCGATGATCGCCAGCAGCTCGCGGTCGGTCATCCCGGACGGCTGATCGTCCTAGAGCATGTCGTCGGTCACTTGGAGGGTTCTCCATAGCCGATGCGCTCGGCCAACACGTGGGCGCGAGCGAGATCAAGGCGAAGGGATTCGGTGAGCGGGTCGTTGCCCGACAGGTCGGCCTCCTCCATCATGCGGCGAGCGATCCCCAGCAGGGTCGAGACTTCACGGCAAGCCGCGAATCGATGCTGCTTGGGCTTGGCCGGTTCGGTCGTCTTTTTGCCGATCATGTGATTCCAAGGTCTCGGTAGGCCAGCGAGCCCCAGCCCGTGGGGTTATGGCTCGCTCGGTCGACGGCCATCAGGCCGAAGGCGTCGGCCGCATGGCTCGACCAGTCGTGATTGGGGCCGAGGCCGATGGACCGCAGCTCGTCGCGCTTCTCGTGATACCAGCCCAGCGCGTCCCGGCCGGGCTCGGTGGTGATGGCGTTGAACCAGATGCTCGGGAACAGGCGTCGCACCGCCTCGATACGCCGATTGGCAGCGCCCGCGCCCATGTTCTTGATGACCCGCACGTCGAAGCCCGCTTCCCGAAGGCTCGATTCGTAGCTGACGGCGAACACCTTGTCGTGGTTCGCGCCGTCATGGGGCAGCACGCACTCGGCCTTCTGGTAGCCCTTGGCGCGCAGCCACTCGACGTGGTGCGCCAGCGGCTGGCCCACGGCCTCGTAATAGTCCAGCACGCGGACCTCTTGGCCCACGAACTGGCAGATCCAGATAGCGCACGCATCGGCCTTGGCGCCCGTACCGCCGATGTCCCAGTACGCCCGGGTCGTCATCAGCGGGTCAGCGGACAGGTTGCCGATGCGGCCCTTGTCCTTGGCCTCGGCCAGATGCCGCGCGTAGTAGGCGCCCTCCAGCGAACTAGCGAACTCGCCCTCCCAAATGTGCCCGTACTGGTCGGCTCGCTCCTGGAGGTCGCGCAGGCGCTCGCGCTCCAGCTTGGCCGGGAACTTGGGGTTGTCGCGCCAGTTGAGCTGCACGACCTTGACGCGCGGGTCTTTCGACTCTGCGAACCGCTTCTCGACCGCAGCCGACTTGCGCTTACGGTTCCACGTCACCCACAGCTCGGCGTTCCAGCCCTCGCCTTCCTCGCGTAGCGTCGGGATCAGGATGGAGAACGCCTCATCCGTCACCGGCTCGGCTTCGTCCACCCACGCCAGCAGAATGCGGCCCTTGGACTTGATGCTGGTGATGTTGCGGTCCAGGCCGGCGAACGTGTAACTCACGCGCCCACACTTGGTGCGCACGTACTTGTCGCCAATCTCGTAGAACGCCGCCAGCCACGGCTCGTCCTCGATTGCCCGCTTGACCTCCTCCAGCGAGGAGTCCTCCAGCGAGTTCATGAACTGGCGAGCGCACAGCAACTGGCCCTTGATGCCGGCCATCGCGAACATGTAGCCGCGCACTGCGCTCATCTTAGCGAAGCTGCGCGTCTTGGCGCTGCCTCGTCCGCCATGCGCCCCGCGTACGTCCGCCTCGCCCTCGAAGACCGGGATCAGCTTCTCGGGAAGTTCAATCCGTGCCGTTGCCATTCATGGCCACCAGTTCGATGCGGGCCACGGTCTCCAGCGGGTTTTCCTTGTCGCCGGCGATTGTCAGCGGCAGCACCTTGCCCAGCAGCGTCAGGAACGCCGTCGGGTTGGAGGCCGCCTGCTCGACGAGGTAGGCGGTGCCACCCTTCTCGTCCAACGCGGCCAGCACCATCGCCTTGACGTCGCCGGACAGCTTGTTGGGCGTACCCTTCTGTCGGCCGCCGGTCTTGGGCCGACCTTTGCCCGCCATGTCTATTTCTCTCTACTGTAGAGCTTACGGATTACGCGGCGCGTAGTTCTGCGCGAGGTAGTACGTCAGCGCGTCCCACGTCTCGAAAGCCACGCACTCTTCGATGCGCGCGTCGGACGACGGGGCAACGGCAAAGCCGTTCAGGGTTTCGATGACCACGATGGTCTTGCCCTGCAGGAAGGTCGGAACGCTCATGTCTTCTCCAATGGATCGCCGGGCCACCAGTCTTCGGTGACCTCTCGGCCGGTTTCGTTGTCGATGTAGATGGCGGGGGCTGCTGGAATCGAACCAGCCTCCTCGGGGTTAGAGCCCGGTGCCTCAACCGCTCGGCCAAGCCCCATCAGGTCATTGCCTCATGCGACGCATGGCGGCCATATCGGCCTGACGCATCGCGGCATCTGAGCCGGCGCGCATGCCGCCGAACATGCTCCGGGCCGCCGCGCCATCGATGCCGGTCCAGCCGTAGCCAATACCGCCACCCTGCGATGCGCCGCCGGCGGCCTGCGCGGCGAAGCTGGCGGCGTTGTTTCCGCCCGTGTAGTGCATCTGCCCGTTCTGGTCCCGGAAGCCGACCTGGCCCAGTGGCGTGATGGCCGTGAGGTCGCGCACCTGCGTGCCGGGCATCGGGATCTGGAACGTCTCGCGCGTGATGCCGCCGACCTGCTGGCCGCCGAGGAAGTTGCCCATACGCATGTCGGACACTTGGCTGCCCACGTAGGGCAACTGCTCGCGCGTGATGCCCGCCATTGCGGACGGGTCGATCTGGTTGCGCTTCATCAGGGCGTCGTAGCCCTTGCCCACAAGCGCGCCGGCAGCCGGACCGGCCAGCATCGAAGCACCTACGCGCGCACCGAGGCCCAGCACGCCGGTGCCAATGTTGCTGTACTGCCCGGTCTAGGGGTTGTAGTTGTAGCCCGGCAGCACTCGATCGACGAGGCCACCCAGAAAATTACGGAACTTGCTCGGCTCGGGCATCGTCCTGCTCGGTTCCCGGCTTGGCCGGCTTTTTGCCAAAGATCGCGTCCCAGCGGTCCGCGTATTCGTCTTCACTCACGCTCTTGGGTCGGGGAGCGTCGCCCTTGCCACCGGCAGCCATTACAGCTCCACCGTCTGGTTGGTATCGCAGAGCTTCCACACCAAGGCGTCCGTGTTCGGGCCTACGCGCATGTACTCCGCCCGCGCGGTCTCGATCGATGCGTTGATAGCGTCGATCGACGGCTGGCAAACCCGTCGCTTGTGTTCACGAGTTGCGTCGTCAAGTGCGGCGCCCAAAAATGCGTTCCAGACCATCACTTCCCCCTCGCCCACTCGCTCAGCGCCCGGTGTCGGGCTGCACAGTCGCGGTAGACATCGATCGTGTCCGCGTAGGCCACCAGCACCGCGTCCACCTGCGCGTTGGCAGGTTCCGGCAGCGGTTTGCACAGAACGACCGCCTCAGCGGGCGGCGTTGGCCTCACGGACGGCGCTGAGCAGGCTGTCAAACACAGGCACAGGCAGCACGCACTGGCTTGGATTGGTACGGACCACTTCACGGATTTCCACTCCCGTCTTCGGCTTCCGCAGTTCCTCGATCAGCCGCAGGTTCGACTTCTCGGCCCGCAGGTTCGCGTCCGCTATCGCCGCCTGGTCCTTGCGGAGCTGCGACAGTTGCGCGGCCGAATCCTTCCAGCCCCGCAGCACCCAACCCGAGCACAGCAGCGCGGCACACACGGCAAGGGCAGCTACCGGCTTCACCCAAATTGGCAAGCGCGGAATCATTCACAGATCCAAAATGCAGGCGATGAACAGGAAGACGACCATCACAAGCAGCGCGATGCTGCCGAGCACAATGACGACTGCATCCGCGCTCATCGGTTAGCACCTCTAACCCCACATACCCTCGCCTCAGCGGCACGGGGAACATGACCACCGGCAGCCACTTGGTTTTCTGCAGCACGAAACAGGGCGACCGCGATCAAGGCGGCCTTCCTCCATTCGTTCATGCGCTGGCCCCGAACAGGCCCAGCACAAACCGCAGCCAGTCGGCCCCGGTCAGATAGCCCAGCAGCACCAACACGAACGCCAGCAGCGCCAGCCCGCCCACGAGCTTTCGCATACCTAGCGTCACGTTCCGCTCCAAAAAGAAACGGCCCCGAAGGGCCGTCAGATCAGCGTCAGTCGTTTGTCCGACTTCGCCAAGTTGTCCTTAGCCCATAGGGGCCGAAGGTTCGTCAACGCCCACGCTCGCCGGAGTTCAGGGTCATCGGGGCCGGCCACATCAAACGATGACAACGGCACGATGTGATCGATATGCCAATCGCCCATATTGTGCCAGCCCATCCCGGGCAGGAACTGACGTTCCAGATGCGTGCGCAGCTCGACTAACGTATAGCCGAGCGCAGCCAGCGTCTTGCTTGTCTGCTGGCCGAGCCTCAAGCCTTCCCGCATCCGCGAGCGGATTCGGTTGCTGATCTTGCCCTGCGGGCTTTGCATCCACTTGCGATGCTGCTCGCGCACCTTGTCAGGGTTCGCGGCTTTCCACTCTCGTGACTTGGCCCGAGCCTTTTCGATCGTCCCGGGGTCCGATTTCGCAGCCCATTGAGCCACTGCACCAGGATTCGCCGCGTACCAAGCGTTCCGTTCTGCGCAGATGCGCTCGCGGTGCTTTGCGTAGTAACGGCGCTTCTGCTCTCGCACCTTCTCAGGATTTGCCTTGCGCCACTCCGCCGTCTTGGCGCACTCCGCCTCGCGGTTGCGGTAGTAGTACCGCAACTGACGGGATTGCCTTTTACCCTGCTCTGCCTCGGTCATCGGACGCACCTGCGCACAGTCGATATTCGGCTTGGCGGCGATTTGCCAGCCCTTGCACGAACACCTTTTCTGCTCGTCCCTGATTATATCGAGTGACGTAGCTCCAAACGGGCCGCCCGTCGTCACTGACATAGATTCGTTGGCAACCCAAGGCCCACTGCCCGCGGTTCCACGCCTTCATGGCAGTTGATCCGCACGTCGCAGATACGCCCAGATTCCAAGCGTGTGACGTAGCGGCATCAAACACCGACTGCGGCGGCACGCGGGTGAAGCACTTGAGCAGCGCAAACTGCACCTTCGTGACCGCCCGCTCCTCCTCGGCGGCGCACTTCTCGGCGCTCCACTTCTGCCCGACGATGATCGGGGTATCCGTGATGTGCCGCGTCAGCCCCTTGCAGACCGTGGGCAAACCACCGGCCAGCTTGTCGGCGTAGACGGTGTATTCGGCCTTGCCCTCCCACCGCGCCAGAAACGCCATGAGGCCCGCAGACGCCAGCACGAGGCCGGCGACTACCTTTGCCTTGCCGTTCCCGGCCGGCGCCGCGCTCACCTGTCCTGCTTCCGGTCCAGCTTGTCCTCGATGCGGTCGAGCTGGTCGAGGATGCGCTGCTCCAGGCTGTCCACGCGCTTCTCGATGGCGATGTGCTTGGCGTCGGAGACGTTCAGGCGCCCCTCCAGCCGCACCAGCCACACGATGCCGCCCACGGCCATGCCGACCGCCGTTAGGGCGATCCCGATGTACTCAATCATTTGACGCTCCGAATCGCGCCGGAGCGCGTGCCCGGTATTGGGCGGTTATGACTTCTTGGCGACCTTCTTGGCCGCGGTTCGCTTGGCCGCTGCGCGCGGCTCCGCAGGTGCATACAGCGCCGCCGGAATTGCCTCGGGCATGTCCGGCACGACCTGCACGCTCATGGTGTAGACCGGGGCGCTGCTGAAGTGATCCAGCTTGCAAGCCTTCTCCACCGCCTCGGCCGGGCTCAGTCCGTCGTCCATCGCCTGCCGGGCAAGGTCAGCACCGCAGCCGATGGCAATACTCCGATCCATGATCGGGAAGGCGGGCCAGCCACCTTCAGCGAGCCAGATGGACTTGTCGGGCCGCACGATAACCAGCGTGGACTCGTCGATCTTCGGCGCGTCGCCTTCCTCGCCGCCGGCCAGCCATTGGAGCGCGTGGTAGACCTCGCGCATCATCCCGGCGCCTGCGGCAAACCCGCCGTCCGGCAGGCGCTGCATCTTCTGGACGCGGTAGATCGTGCTGCCTGCGGTGGCTTGGGTATCCGCCGCGCCTACCCCGTCCTTGATGGCGATGCAGGTCATGGCGTCTCCCTGAAAGATGCCCCACGCACTCACGTGGCATCCCCGGCGCTGGCACCTGCCCGCGCGTGCGGGTGGCATTGAAGTCCGGGTGTGGGGCGGGGAATTGCTTCCCCTAAGTTTTCAGTTTGACAGATCGTTCACAGGGGCCATTCCGCCTAGCGCGGCCATAGTTTCCCGGTCTTGCGTTCCCAACGTGCGCGGAAGTCGGGGTCGAACTTGCCCGACACCGCCATTTCCATATCCCGGCGGAAGCGGAAGATCAGCTCGCGGGCTTCCTGCTCGACATGATCGCGGACCCGCAGGTATGCCTCATCGCGGCAGCCGTACTTCGACGCCCGCTTGTTGACGCCCGGCAGCAGGTCGCGGATGCCCTCGCCCCACATGGCCAGCGCGCAGCCGTCGTTGGCAGCCTGTCGGCCCCAGTCCAGGCGGAAGCTCGGTACGTTCGGGCGCTTGCGTGAGTTGTGACCCATCGCAAACTGCGCGGCAGCGTTGGCACCCCATGACTGCACAGCAGTCACGAACGCCTGCGGCCCGACCATGTCCCCGGCGCAGCTCCACTCGTACAGGTGCTTGGCGCAGGGTTCGTCGGATACGAGGTCGGCCATGCCAAAGGCGAACGCGATCTCCTCATCCCACTGCCCCCAGAAGTGCAGCGAGACGCGCTCGTCCACGCTGGGCGCTTCGTCCGGGGTGTAGGTGGCGGCCAGTTCCTTCAGGATGGCCTTGACGGTTTCCGCGCTCATGCGAGGTGGCTCCAGTCGCGGTCCGGATACCGCTTCGTCATGTAGTCGGTCAGCTCCTCGCCCGCGTATTCGCGGCAGAGCCAGCGCAGCGTCAGGAACATCGGGTCGAAGTCGCCGTCGCGTACGTCATGCAGCACGGCCACGCCGCGCCACTCGTTCGCCCCCTGCGGGCCGCGATAGCTCTCGACCCCGAGGTAGCAGCTCCCCACCACCACGCCGTGAATGGTCTTGCCATTGGCCAGCGGGCGGTCGCCGTATCGCTTGCCCTGCTCATGCCCTTGGACAAACGAGAACCCCAGCTTGTTGAGCCGGTTGTCGATCGTTCCGCCCATCGGGCGCGGGCTATGGGCGGTTTTCCAGTAGTGGCAGTACCACACGCCATCGATGCAGATGGGCTGCTCGAAGGGCACGCGCTCGAAGCCGCAGTCCTCCACGGGAAGCAGGTGCGTGCCGACGACACCCTCGAAGCGAGCGTCCATCGCGGCAAGGCGGGCGATGCGGTGCTCGTGGTTGCCCTCGGTGAACACCAGGCGCGGGTTCCACCGCTTGCGGTGCCCGCTCCTCAGTCGCTCCACTTCGTCCCAGATCGGACGCGTGAGCCGGGCGAGCGCGGCATAGCCGGCCTCGATGTCCTTCTTGATGCGGGCGTTCTCTTTCTCCAGCCCGCCCGGCGGCGAATAGCTGGACATGCTCGGCAGATCCCAGAAGTCGCCGATGCACACGATCACGTCGGGCTTGCGGCGGATGATGTCGGCCGCGATCCAGTCGAGGTGATCGGTGATGTCGCCGGGGCGGACTTGGACGTCGGGAATCACGTAATGGCGACGAGGCTGCATCAGCGTGCCCACCGCGTGACCGTCAGCCCGACGCCGAGCAGAGACAGGAATACGTAGCTGTAGCCATCGCGCTTGGCGCTATGCACGGCCAGCCAGCGGAAGGTGTGCTGCGGTTTGCCCCAGTCAGAGCTAACGCGCCACTCCCTGCGTTCATTCCCCATCTCATTTCCCCTAGCCGCTTGCACGGCCCCTTTACGCAGGCGCGGGCATGGTCCGCGCGCCCATGCGATCAACCCTCTCCCCTGCTGCGGCGCGTCGCTCCCCTTCCCCTCCGACGCGACCGCAGCCCCT